GTTTGGTTGTATACATTATCAATATGTAAAATATCGTTTCCTATGCAAAATAATACCTTTTCTATACCAAAACCTGCTGACTTCTCTAAAAGTCCCTGTATGCCCTCTAAAACCCTCTCTACAGCAGTTTCACAGTCATATCCATCACCAGTTTCTAATTCTTTAGCATATTTACCAATATGTATGTCGGCAGGATTGATAACAAGTAAGTGATCATTATTAAAATCTCTGTCTATTTTTTTGTAGGTTGGTGAGTAATCTTCTATAAGACTTTTTATCTTATCTAATATTTGCTCTTCATCTAAACCATACTCTTGTTTTGTAACTATAGAGAATCTCAGTTCTCCACCCATGTTTTGCCAATGCTTGACACTAACAACATCTTCTTTGTTTATACCTCGTTCTTTTAAATGTAGCTCTAAAGCTGTATTGCCATTTATATTTTCTAGGTCTGTACCCCTAGATTCATTTATCATTTCTACTTCTTCAGCAGAAAGTCTTAATCTTTTACCTTTTAATTTTGTCATGTTTTTGATTTTTAGTTTTGCTAAATGTAAGCAAAATTTAAGGTGCTTCTAAAACAAAAATGGGATGTTATTAACACCCCACTCTTGAAACTAAAAACAATTATCCAACCAGAAAGGTCGATAGAAGCACAAATGTAACTATTTTTTTAGATTACAATCGCCCTTTTCACAATTTTTTTCAAATACTGAAAACAGTAATGGTAAGACTGCTAAAAAACTTAAACCCAAATTCATAAATGTAATGCCATTTAATGATATATCTGCACTAGCAGCTATAACTAACACCCCACTTATTGTTCTCTTAGAAGAATACTTACCCTTAGTGTCTTTAAACAATTCTAAAACTGACTTTACAATTTGAGTAATTGGACTTATAGCTTGTTTAACCAAGCTACCAGTAATCATATCTACTATCTTGCTCATTATTTCTTAATGTCAGCAATTCCCTGACCTAGAATCAATGTAAGTATTGCATAGTAAACTTTCTCTACTTCTGCTTCTGATAAACCTAGCTTTGCTGCTGCAAATGGAACAAATACTGCAGATATTGCATACCAAAACTTTTTTGAGTCAAACATTTTTTTTAACATTTCCATAATTTATTTATTTTAATTATTAATTAATACAACCAGATAACTGGCTGAACCTTATCTTGATCTGAATCTACATGGATAAACCCTCCTTCTTTACTCAAACCAATTCTTACAAACCCTGCTTCTGCTAGTCCACTTACAATCAATGCTCTCTGATAACTATCTTTACATTCTATATCACAAGCTATACCTTTTATATGTGAACTGGTAGGATTTTTTATTGACAGGGGGTGATTTGGACACCTGTACCCTGATGTTATTTTATATTTAATATTACTATAAGACCTAGCTCTATCTAAATCTTCTATAAAGTCTAAGTCCATCATGTTAGTCTTACAACCACACTTACAAGTAAACTCACTTTTTTTAAAGTAGCTAAATGTCATTATTTACCTTGTCCTCTTTTTGGTTTCTTATAACCATTTTGACTTTTACTAGAATTTTTAGAATGTACTCCTTTACGTTTCTTAGTCTTAGTCTTTCTAAAAGTAAAAACTATTTTAGCCATACTAAGCTGTTACTGCAATAAATTCTACATCACAAGCTGCTGTATTTGCTTGTGCAGCAACTAAAGTAATATCTGCTAAAGCACCAAAACTTGTGCCAGTAATAGCATCCATTTCATTGTTCATCAATAATAATGATTCACCTGCTGCTAATTTAAACCAGAAACTATCTGCCCCATTATATAATCTTAATGTTACAAAATTTGTATCATCTAAATTAGTTACTCTAAAATAAGCATAATCAGTTTTTACTCCTGTTCCTGCATCATCTGCAGTAGACCAGTTAAATAAAGTCTTTTCGGAAGTAGCAACACTCATTATTCTTTGATCTACCTGTCCTTTAGATGTAAATGTTTTCTCTACAGTGTTACCATATACTACACCATTTAAAGTGTATGATTCTACTACTGTTACTGTTAAATTTGCTGCTGTTACTGTACTTGCCATATTATTTTCTTGTTTTTGTGAATTTATAAATTGAGAATCCTATTGCTATTAATAAGGATATTGTTGTTAGTATTTCATTAAATGATGCCAACGATATTCCTATTGCTCCTGCATTTGCCATTCCCACCTGTATTGTATCTTCAATTGTATCTTTCATTGTATTTTTGTTATTAATTGTCATATCCCACTTCTACTGCTAACTTAAAATATGTTGTTGCTGCTGTTGATGCTTTTACCATTAGAAATAATACATCTCCTGCTGCTAAACTTGTTTCTGGAGTTAAGTTTCTAGTTGTTTGTAAATTATCGTTACTTGACTGTCCTGTTATTGACAATTCGTTTAATTTTACTGGATCAATAGCACCAGTATTTCCTGCTACAAATGTCATCTTACATAAAGCTACTGTTATTGTTGCTCCTGAAGTAGCATTTGCCCATAAATATATTTTGTTTAAATTACAAGCACTATGGATTACAAATGATTTTGTTTTAAAAAAATCACCAATGTCTAAAGCACTTGTACCAACAGTACCTGAGCCATAATTTGTGCTGTATAAATATGAGCTAGTGTCGGTACTAATATCTAAACCATAGTGATAATTAGAATTACTTAATGCAGCATAACCCTGTATGTTAAATGTATCAGTTTTTATTAGGTTTTTCTTTGTCCACAACAAACTACCATCTGTGTTTCCTGTACCACTACCAACAGTTTTACTTAGTAGTGTGTCATTACCTGCAGACTCAAAACCTTTTGGGTTGTGTCTGTTTACATCTGTTAAATTTTTGTGTTCGTTAGCAGCCATATTTATTTAAGTAATCTTTAAACCTATTATCTAATTTATTATTTTCTTTATCAATTTGGTCAAGTTTTTTTATTGCCCAATTAATACCACTAGTTCCTCCCCAACAATCCCACATTAAACCTCCACAACCTTCATCGTAAGGTACATCTTTGTGTTGTTGGTGTCTTTTAAAAGATGCCATACGAGCTATAGTATCTCTTGATAAATTTTCTCTATTTGCTAATTGCCTAGCTCTTTTTTTACCTACATCAGTTCCACAAGAACCCCAACCATTTTCTTCTACCCACTTTAAAGCTCTTTTAGCATTGTTAGTTGCAGACTGTGGATAGTCGTTATATGTCTTTGCATAATAGTCTTTGTTGGCAGTTTCACACGATTCTTTAGAATCATACTGACAGCTACCAGTTTCTCCAAATCTCCACATTTCATTTTCACATTCGTAACAAGGCATATCTTTATCTTTTAACAGTCATCACATGAACAGAAATCTCTCCAACTATTGTAATTGTAGGTTCTTGGTCGTGAGTAAATACTGTCATACATTATTATTCCATGATTCTTGTAAGCATAACCTCTTGCAGGTCTGTCAGATTCGTATGTAGGATATAAACCATTCTGGTCAGAATCTTCCATGTAGTCTAACATATCTTTTAAATATATTTCAGACTTTCTGTATGTGTCTTGCTTATATGCATTTAACTCTGAAGGGTCTACTATAGTAGCAAACTCATCTACATTGTGTACAATACCCATACTACTACTATTGCTTTGTACCTCGTTTATTACTTCAAATCTTACAAACCAACATAGACATCTTGTAAGAAAATCATCCATTAAAGTTTGATTAGCAGTAGTTAGTGTACCATCATTATGCTGTTTCTTTATTTCTTCGTAAAACTTTTTACCTAAAGCAGGTTTTAAATGTGCTAATTCTGTAAGCAGAATAGTATTATTAGATATTAAAGCAGTATCAGTATTAGCATTTGTAAAACTATTACTGATAACTTCTCCTGCACTTACTAAAGGTATATATTGATTTACGTTTGCCATATTATTATTCTTCGTTTTGTGATTCTACTTCAGTTACTTGTAATTCGCTTTCACTATCTCCAATACCATCTTGGTCATCATCTCTTGTAACAATAATTTGCTCTCTATCTGTCAAGAACATATTGCCCTCTTCAAGCATTGGGAAATCTTCATCTAGCATTTTTCTTTGCTCATTTATAGTAAGTATCTTAGTAGGATCAAGCTGTGTAGCAAATGATACTGGTGGCTCGTATTGTATTAATAACTCTTCTGAGATGAAACCCATCTCTCTATTTAGTATATCTTTTATACCATCTAAAATTAAATCAGAAGTATCTTTAATTACAGTTGTCATTGCCATATCATATGCAATTCTAATCTCACTACCTGTGTTGTTCATCTTACCAGAACTAACAATACCTGCAAGTGCAGGTTGCCATCTATGTGCAGTAATAATATTTTGGTCAGTAATCTTTTGTAAATCTAACCAACTACCATCTTGGTCATCTTTTATAATAGAAACATTCGCAGGTGAAGTATCTCCATTCTTTACAATAAACATTATTTTTCCATTGTTTCCTTCTCCAACAAACTTTTTCTGTGCTTCTTTAACCAGTTGTTTCGCTTCTTGTTCACCCATATCACCAGAGATTTCAACGATTGCAGATGGTTGAAAACCATTTTGGAATTTTGTATGATTCCACTTGCCAATTTCGTAATCAACTGCGATGTGATCCAATGCAGCAACATAGTCAGGTAAGCCATAGTAAGTAAATGTTGGTTCGTAATCTTTAAAATGCATCACAAATCTTTTACCTTTCACATTTGGATATAAAGGTATAGTCTGTGTTTTGTCTTTCATAGTATTGTACTTTGCCCAATCTGGGTGTACATATACTTCTTTCTTGTTTTTAGCCATTCTAACAGTAGTTGCATCTATATGGTATAGGTTTACCCCACCATCATATAACACACCTTCTACATAAGCATTTCCAAAAGTGTAATAATCATCAGCTAATTTCTTGTAAACTTGTCTTAAAGTTTCTTTGTTAGCATTTACATCTTTTATGTATGCTTTTATTTCTTGATTGCTTGTAACAAACTTAGCACCACTTGTAAATACAGTCTTTTGTGCAAGTACACTTCTATGTGTAGATGACTTACGTTTTAGCTCTGCTAAATATTGTGGAAATAAATTGTTGTTACCAAAAGGTATATACTTAGTAAGCACCTTTGATATATCTTGTGGTTCTTCTACACTTTGTGGTACTGCTAAATCAAAAACACCAAACTCAAAAGTATTACTCTTTTGTTGAGTCTGCTTTTTTACTTGACTTTTTCTTGCTTGTTTTTTCTGACTCATCTTTTGTTTTTGTTAATTTTTCTATTAAATTATTTAAACCTGCTTCTTCATAAGCATAAGCCAATTCTTCTTGTGTAGCTGTTGCCCAAGAAATACTAAAATCTCCTTTGTAAGTAGAACCAGAAGATAATTTTGCTTTGTATGTTGCCATAATTGTATAAATTTTTAAGTGTGATAAATCTACAATTTTTTTGTTGCAATCACACATATTAAAAAAAGATATTAATAGGATTTACAAAACCTCAGTTTCTACCTATTATGTATCTAATTATTATTAAGCTGCAGTAGTTGCAGTTAAAGCTGCTGTATCAACAGTAATTGCACCAATATATTTTCTTGGTAACTCAAACTGTCTAGCCATCAAACTAACTGTTATACCACTTTCATCAGAATAAGCTGCTCCAGTTCCACCTTCCATACTTGCTAAATTCAAGAATGTTTGATTTTTTGAAGGAACATCTTCGTTTGCATATTTTTCACTAACACCTAAAACCATTGCTGTACCATTAGTATCAATAGCAATTCCCATCATACAAGTATCTAATAATGCTTGTAATTCTGCAAATTTTGTGTTGTCTAGTTTTGGTAGCATAAATGATAAACCACATTCAAAAGCTGTTGAGCCATTTTCTTTAGTTGCATTTATAGTCATTGCAGGAGTTTCGTTTTTAAATTCAAAAACAAACCAAGCTGCTGCACTAGAACCAGTAAGAATACTGTCAATGTCATGCTCACCTGCTGAATTACCATAAACTACTGCATCTGTAGGCGCCCATGATCTTAGAAGAATTTGCTTAATACCACCTGTTGCTTGTAAATCTGCACAAGTAACACCTATACCTTTATCTATAGCCATATTATTATTTTTTTTTATATATTATTAAAAGGTAAATAAGAGAGAGCTTTTACACTCTCTCTATCTACATTATTATTATTATTACTTAATAACTCCCCATTGTACAAGTGAAGAGTACAAGAATTGTACACCTAACTTGAAGTAACCTCTAAAGAACATTTTTTCTTCTAAATCATCATAGAATACTTTAAATGAACCTTCTGGATCAGTTACATCAGAACCTAAAATTAAGTTCTCTACTGCACAGTAACAAGCACCATTAGTTAAGTTAACACCTGCTTCTAAAAATAAAGCAGGGTTAGTATCAGCTAAGATAGTGTCCCACTCATACATAGGTACAACTTGTACACCTCTAAAGCTAACTCTTGTGTAACCATCTACTGTGTTTACAATAGCTAAATCTGCAGAAGAACCTTCTAAGTTTGCTAAGTAAGCATTAAAGATTTTTGGAGTTACAAACATCTTCTTATCAGATGCAGGAACTTGCTGTAAGTTTGCAGGAGCTGTGTCATACATTGTTCTTAAAAGACCAATTGCATCTGCTGCTGTTGGAGCTGCTTCTACACCTGCATATTCAGTTCTAGCTGCTAATACAGTTGCATCTGCACCCATTAACTTCATCCATCCATCAAATGCAGTATAGTTTGCAGTAGCAGAATCACCACCCCAAGCTAATCTTACTACATCTTGTCCAATACCTTTAACTGCACGATTTACAATTGCATCAGCTAATTGAGTACCTTCTAAATTCATTACATCTACACCACTTCTGTACATTTCCTCAATGTAAGTTCCAAAGAACTCATCAGTACATTGCTCTAAAGCAACTCTACATCTACCTGCAGTAATTACTTTGTCATCAATGTTAAATTGAGTAGAACCACTTGTTGATGAACAAGCTGTATATGGTTGTACTATTTTTGTTAGAGCAGCAGAAGTATATACATTCATTTTATGCTTAACATTAGGTATAACTCTGTAGTTTTGCATTAAATCATCACTTCTAAATACTGGCTCATAAAAGATTTCGTTTAAGTTAGCACCACTATAAGTTGCTGCTATACTATTATTTGCTACGTTTGCCATTTTTATTTATTTTTTGATTATTAATTATTAAATTTTGCTCTTACTCTATCTGCCATTGCATTGTAAAAATTTGCATTAGCATCAACAGTTTTATTTTCAACCACAGCAGGATCACCATCAGTAACTACTTCAGTACCTTTAGCATCTGCTTTGTTCAATAAAGCATTTAGTCTTTCTATTTCAGTAGAAAGAGTTTCATTTTCTCCTTTAGTAGAAGTTAATTCTTCTTCTAAAGAAACAATTTTTCCATTTAAGTCAGTTACACTTGCTTCAAAAGAAGATAATTTGTTTGATATTTCTTCATTATCTGAAAGCATAACATTAACCTCAGTTACAACATCTTCTGATTTGTTGTCAGCTCCTTTTACAGAGTTTACAATTTCATCAACTTTGTTGTTAAACCAATTTTTTAACTCTTCAGTCATTTTTTTGTTATTTACGTTAATATTTAATTTATTATGTATTTGTTCAGTAGTAATGTTTTTGAATTTAGAAACATCATACTTAGCTGCTACTTTAATAGAATCAGAAATAAGATCAATAAAACCTAACTCATATGCTTCTTTAGCATTTAGCCAAGTTTCTTTATCCATCATTTCAATAATTCTATTTAACGACAATCTTGTTTTTCTCTCGTAAATATTAGCAATTTCACCACTAATCTTTTCTAAGATAGATGCAGTCTTTCTCATATCTTCAGCTTCACCCATTGCACCACCCCAAGCATTGTGTATCATAAAAAGAGAATTTTCAGCCATGACAACCTCATCAGCAGCTAATGCGATAACACTACCCATACTTGCAGCTATACCCTCAATATAAGCAGTAGTTTTTGCTTCTCTCTTTTTTATTATATTGTACATCGCCATCCCATCAAATACATCACCACCAATACAGTTGATTCGTAAATTAACAGGAGTATCTTTGTACTCTTTCATCTCAGAAATAAAGTCTTGTGCAGTAATACCATAAGCACCAATTTCATCAAAGATGTAAACCTCTGCAACAGCATCTGTTGCTTTTCCTTGTATACTAAACCATTTCTTATTCATACCTGCAAAATTAGAATCTAATTGATACTTTATCTACCTAATTTGTGGAAAAAACTTTTAGTAAGAGATATTCTCAGATGCTTTTGATTTTTTTCTGTATTTATACACTATATTTTGTGCTTGACTTTCACTTATCTTATATTTATGTGATAAGTCCATAAAGGTATGTGTTCTATTGCCTTTATTAAAAGATAACCTTCTGTCAAAGTCTGCTATAATCATATAGTTTCTTAGTCGTTTAGGTTCTACCATACCCCTTTCTACTAAGTGTTTTAAAATATCTTTAGGTGTGGCAGTTTCACCGAACCTTTTAGAAATTTCAATATCTAATAACTCTAAATAATCAAAAACTACATCTACTTTATTTTGTCTTTTTGACATTCTTTTTTTTCTTAGTGTTTTCTGTTAGCCATACCTCACACATTGTATTCCAGAACTTTACAACTGCATTTCTACATGATGAACAGTTTATGTCTTGTTTTTGTGTAGGAAAATATTTATGCCACAAACTATACATATTGTTTATGCACTCTCCTTTGTGTTGGCTAAAATTAGCTTTGTAATTTCTGTTTTCTTCAACAGCTTTTATCATAAGCTCTCTGTCTGTCTTATCAACAGATTTAGCTATTTCTTGTAAATTCATATTGTTATTTTAATTACCATTTGCCTTCTGGACACTTACCATACCAGTCTGCAGAGAGAGATGTCTTTGCATCTAGGAAACAAGTGCATTTAGCACATCTTGATCCCCAATTTATTACTGGTTTTTTAAGCATCAAAAAATTTCTGTAAAAAGTACATTTTTTACAGATAGATAATCTTTCTAACTTTGTTTTTTTATTAACAAACATTTGTTTAATTTTAAAATGTTGCTTCAGCTTCTATAACTGAAACAGTATTCTGTGCAGTAGAAATATCTGATTCTACTACAACTACTCTTCCTCCTTGTCCTATTGCACCCATCATACCTGCCTGACTTGTTGCACTAAATTGTGATTGTGCAAACGATGGCATATTCATTAAACCACCATCAGCAAACTTCACTCCACCACCTGCTGCATTCATTGCAGATAGTTGTCCTCTAAACATAGATGTACTACGTTTATTTATAACTGCTTCACCACCTTCTAACTCTACTACTCTACCACCTACTGCAAACTTCTCACCACCCTGTGCATGAGATTTACCATGAACCATACCACCATTTGCAAATGTATCAATTACACCACCATCACCAAAACTTTTCATTATTTTTGAAAGTACAGCTAATGTAGCTAGTACAGCTATAATGTTAAGAGGAAAAGGAAGTTTAGTTTGACTTGCAGCTCCAGAAGCTACCTTTGGTACAATACTGGCAGTTTCAACAACAGTATTAGCTGTAGTGGCTACAGTATTAGCACCAGTAGCAACAGTTTCAGCAGTTGTAGCTGCTGTGTTTGCGACCTTTGCTTTTGTACCTAACAATGTAGCTAAAGTTAATTTACCTTTAGTTATTTCACTAAGTATTTCTTGTATTCTTAAAATAGATTCTGCTGCTGCAGCAGCTTGTGTTATTGCTACACCTGCTTCTCTAACCTTATTTAATTTTTGATTTTCACCTGCAAGTTGTACTAGAGCATCTCCTAAATCATCTATATCATCTATTTGGTCTTTTCTAGTTTTATTATCTTCTTTAGCTACTTTTTTTATTCTAGCTAATTCAGAATCTAAAATTTTTGCTTGTATATCTGCTGTAGATTTACCATACATTTGATACAAACCTAACATATTTGCAAGGTGTAATTGTTCTTTAGCAAAAGTTAAATTATCAAATTCATCTTTAGTTATTTGTTCTTCTATTAATTGTTGTTTTAATGAATTTAACTCTTCTGTATAAAGCTCTTGTAAGTCTTTTTTCTTTTCATCAAACTTTTTTAAATTAGCTCTTCTGTTTTTTTCTGTTTGTATTTCTTTCTCAAGTTCTAATCTTTTATCTCGTTGTATTTCATTTTCTGCTTCAGTTTTTTTTATATCTTCTAAATCTTTTATAGCAATTATAAGAGCATCATATTTTTGTATTTGATTTTCAAGCGTAGTTCTTGCTGCTGCTCCAGATAAACTTGTTTTTTCAGCTTCTTTTTCTAAAGCAGGTATAGTTGCTTCTATAGCTTTTAAAACATTTTTTCTGCTATCTATTTCTAATTGTAATAATTCTGATCTTTCTTTTGTTTCAACTGGTGCTCCACTTTTTTGCAAATCATCAATTTCTTTTTGTATTTCTTTTACATTATCTAATGCATCTTTAACAAAATCTTGGGCAATATCTTCTGTAGACCTCCAATTATCTACTACTGTATTTAAAAATTGTGTAAAGCTGTTTGTTAAACCTCTTAATGTTCTTGATATATTATTATTGCCTTTTAATATAGCAATTTCAAAACCCTCATAAGCTGACTTTGCTTTTAATATATCTCCTTGTAATGTATCTGCCATTATATCTGCCATGTTTTTAGCAGCATCTGTACTATCTTCAAAAGCATCTGTTAAAGACAATATTCTATCAGTACCATTAACCATTGTTGCAAAAGCAGCTACTTGTCTTAAATCTACAAGTTCCATCATTTCTGCATTTGATAAACTTTCTGAATTTAATTTTTTTAATGCTTTTTCTAAATCTTCAGAACCATTAACAGTAAAACCTAAATGCTTTGATAAATCTGAAGCAGGGTCTTGCATTTTTAAAAATATGTTTCTTAAAGATGTACCTGCAATAGATGCTTCTATACCTGCATCAGTCAATGTACCCATTACAGCAGTTGTTGATTCTAAGGTGATATTAGCTGCTGCAGAAATAGGTGCAACCTTAGTCATAGATGTTTGAAATTTTTCTATATCTAATGCAGAACTTGTAAATGCAACTGCCATAACATCAACTACTCTAGCAGTTTCATTAGCATCTAAAGCAAAACCTCTTACAGCAGCTCCTGCTACTATTGCAGCTCTACCTAAATCAGATTGTGTTGCTGTTGCTAATAATAAAGTAGCTTCTTGTGCATCTAAAATTTCTTGAGTAGAAAAACCTAACTTACCAAAATTTACTTGTAGCTCTGCAACTTGTGATGCTGTAAAGAAAGTAGTTCTACCAAGCTGTTGTGCAGTAGCAGTAAGTTTTTTAAAGTCTTTGTCAGTAGCTCCAGTAATAGCTCGTACTTTAGCCATTTCAAATTCAAATTTTGTAAATGTTTTTACTGCACTACTTATTATTTTAACCATTTGCCTATATGCAGTAGTTGCAGCTATTAACCCCCCTGTAAGTTTTGAAAACTCTGCTGTTAAACTTCCTGCACTTTTAGTAACTTTTTTAGTTTTAGTATCTAAATTTTGTAAATCTTTTTGACCTACTACTTTAATCTGAACTATAATTTTTTCTGTATCTGTTGCCATATTATTATTTTTTATCCTAAATTTTGCACAGTTGCATTTGGTATATATTTTTGTATATTGTCTTTAACCATCTGAATAGCATCTTGTTTAATACCAGTTATGATTTCGTGTTTAATTGTTTTTTTAAGTTTTCTGACAGTATATCCTGCAAAGTCTGTTCTTCTTAAATTATTTCCTTCTGTCCAATAAACATATGGTCTACCATAAAAACCTCTTCTGTTAGTTTTTTTACTACCCATTAATTTATTATATATAGCATAAGCAGCAGTTTTTGGTATTCCTTTTTTCGCTGCCCATCTTATTATATCATTTTTACTAGCATTAAAAGACCATTTGCTTGGGTTATTTACTACTTGCCAATAGTTATCACTAAGAAGAGAAATTACATCTAATCTTAAACCATTTATACCTCTTGGATTATATCTTATTGCTTTTAGACTTCTTTCTAATTTTCCAGTTGATCTATGTTTTTGATTTTTTAATTCTTTTTTTAAACCTTTAACAATAATCTCTCCTACTTTTACAAGTCTTTTATTTGTGTTTTTTAATCTCATTAATCATCAATTTTTTCGTTCTCTCTTCTTCTTAAAACCTTATGAGCATTGCCAAAAGAATCAGACATAGTGATTGGCATAAGATACTGTACAGAGTCTATAGTAACAATCATATATACTTCTAATCCACTTTGATTAGCAATCCCTTTATTTGTTATTTGATTTTTAGGTGTAGACATAATTAATTTCTTGATGTTTCTTGAACACCTCCTGTAGGTGGGTTATTATTCCATTTACCATCATATTTATTTAAAGGTGGTTCATAAGCAGCAGTTTCACCAATATTTACCCATTCTACTAATTCTACTTTTGTCGTAGATTTAGTTAGTGGATTAAAATCTTTTATTTTATTTATTCTCCAATACACACCATCAATATATATAAGTTTTCTAAAATCTAAATTTACTATGTCTTTGATGTTTAGATTAATATTTACATTTCTAACTCTTGGGTTTTGTTTTAGCATATTAACC